AGTAATCTTGGATCAAGTTTGATCCAGAAAGGAAGCGAAGGTCTGTACGACGTTGCTTGTACTTACGTGGCATTGCCTTAAGAGCCTTGTTGAAGATCTCACGGGAAATTCCCGCACCTGCTGCATCGACTACACGACCGTGTGTCTTTGCCTTCTTAACTGCACCGTCAAATGACTTGTACAGAGCATCGGCTGAAAGTGATGTGTCACCGTTAAGAATAAGATCTTCGATGTCATTTCCAGCTTGTGTTGCCATCATACGTGCAATATGATCTTCAAGATCTGCACCTTCGATGTTGTCTTCTAGAGACTCAGTTGAAAGTTCCCAGTCCATGCGGAGCTTCTTTGTTGTGAGAGAGATCTTTGAGAATGTTACACCCTGGTTTACAGCTGTGTTTTCTCCTTCGGATGCAAGCTTTACAAGCTTTTCTCCTACTGACATGCGATCAATTTCTGTTGTGTCAGATTTCATACGAACCGTACGTGCAACCTTACCAATTACGGTAGCATCGAACATATAGTCCAAGAATCTTGCTGATTGTTCTGGGTTTAGAAGTCCACCGTTGCCATTTTCTGAAGCAACATGAACGCCTGAACCACCTGTTGAAGAACCGAACCCAGTTGATACTGTTGTACCAGCTGCTGCGGCCTTTTCTAATAATTCATTACTCATTTTTATTTCACCTACCTTATTTTAGTTAAAGATTTCATTTACGGAACCGAGGAAAGCTCCTGACCATTTTGATTTGGATTTGGTAAACACCTCAGACCCGCCAAGGTCAGAGGACTTCTTAATTGCGGTATCGCCTTCTACGGCATCAACCTGCTTTTGAACACCATCAATGGTGCCCTTTATCTCTGTCACAGCAGCACTAAGTGCGCTGTGCTTTTCTGCCAACTCAGAAATTCTATCGTCGACGCTCTTGCTGAAAGCTTCTACAGATGTTTTAATTTCTGTAACTTGTGCAGCATTTGCTTCTGTAGCTTTTGTGAGTGTCTCTGCGAAAAAGCCTTTTAGATCGCCTAACATTTTTGCAAAATCAGGTTCATCAACCATAACTTCTACTGTATCGGCTGCTTTTTCAACGTTGTCGGCAGAGGCTTCTTCAGTTGCAACTTCTGCAACCTCGGATGATTTGTCAAAAAGATCGACATTTGCTTCATCTGCTGCTGGAGCTTCTACGGCTACGGCTTCAGTTGATTCGATTGTTGCTTCTGCTGTTAAAGCTTTTTCAACATTATCAATGTTTGTATCTGACATTTTATTACCTCCTTCTACGTTTGCCTGTTTTGCTAATTGTGTTTCAGGCAACGGTAATCTTGACTTCTTGAATGAAGCAAGAATCTTATCTATCTCTTTTGACTTATTGATATCTGAACTTTCTACCCAACCGATTAGCGCAGCTGGTTTTCCAGATATAGGTGAATCAAAAGTTTTTTCTGTGGACATAAACACTGAGTCGCTGTCTTCGCAATAAAAAATATTTTCTGTTACTACATTTGCAGCAAGGCCTTTGTAAATCATCTGTCCGTTAACCTTTTCGATTGACAAAATATTACATAGCTCGTTTGCTGGTGAGTCAACAATTGAAAGCTCAACTAGATCATAATCCTTGATAAATCTAACTGCTTCTCCTGTTGCCTTGTTAACTTCGTTGTCTGACTCTTTAATCTTTCCGCCGATTGAAAAACCAGAAAGAGTGCCATCAAGAACTTTTTCCCAAGTATCTTGTGCACCCTTTGAAATGTATGAAGTTACATAAACGCCATTGTAAAAAGTTTGAGACTTTTGATCGTAGTAGGTTTCTGGTTTGAATGAAACAACTTTACCTACTGCATTCGACTGATGCATCTCACGGAGATTTCCTCTGAAGTTTTCAAAAGCTTTTACGCTTGCCTCTGCTGTGACTACATCGCCTGTCTGGTCAACATTGTCTAATGTTGCAAAACCAGATACAGTTCTATTTTCTCGATTGACCTTAGTAAACGGAATCGACAAATGTAGATTTTCGCCATTACTAGACCAATGGCCTTTTTCAATGTTCATATGCTTAATTTTAGTGGTTTATCTACTATAACGCAAATAACAGTTGATTAAACTTATTTGACTTTTGGACCATCGCCCTTGGGGTTTCTGGCCTCTCCGCTTTTATCTGGGGCATTGGCTGATCTTTGTTGATCTCGCTTTTTATTTCCAGTGGATTTTGCTTTCTGGTCAGCCACCTGCTGTGGCTTTAAATCTACCATTTCGTCCCCGCCGTCAACCGTTGTCATATTCTTTCTAATACGAACTTCGTTTGGAGTTATTACCTGCATTCTTAAATAAATTTCATCAATACGGCTTTGGGTCTCTTCATCAGTAAGACTGAGCTCGTTGAATTTTAATTGTACGACATCTGTCTTTTCTGCAATTAAATAATTTAATTTCTTTTCAAGTCTATCCTGTGAAGGTCGACAAACCTGTTCTTTAAATGTCTTGTCCGCATCTCTGGCAGCTGCTAGGTTAATCCCCTCTGGGATACCTATCTTGCTAATTGGAACACGGTGAGCCAAAAGAATTTCATCTCTATTAGACTTACGATAAATATTAAATGAAGACTCTTGCTCTCCTGCTTCAATTGGCTCCATCTTAAATTCTGTTTTTGAATCTGGAGTATCCGCTGGAAGTGGGATATAAAGGGATCTGTGATTCTTGCCTTTTAGTCCAACCTGGAAAAATTCAAGCAATTTTCTTTCTGACTCTGGTGAAAGCTTTGCTCCTTTTACTGTAATAATATATCTTGGGACCGCCTTGTTTTCAAAGTAGTCTAAGTTGTATCTTCCAGCAAATTCGTTTCCTGCCAGCGCTTGTTGTGCTGCAATAATATCTGGGACTCCGTAGTAGTTATTCATTGGAGTGTATTTCTTTAAATGTATAATTTCATTTGGTCGATCTTCTTGACCAGCAATTGGGCTTGGTGTTTCAAGGTCTCCAAAATTTCGGAAGTAAACCGCCTTGCCATAAAGCAATTGAATAAATCCATCACGTAATCTGCGTACACGCATTGTCTTGGCTGGTATGTGGCCTATGTAGCCTATGTCCCCAGCAGTTGTACGTCCAATCTCTATGTAGCCGTTTCCAGTCGCCTCAAGGTCTGTGTAGGCCTTTATAAGGGTCTCTGTAAACGACTCCTCTTCGTTACAATCATCAAGCCAGCGATCTAGCTGTGTTTTAATTCTATCAATTTTTGCACGTGCTCTGTCGACCTGCTTTTGATCGGTTATGGCATCCATTGCATCTTTTGCTTTTGATGTCTCCGTAAACATATATCCTAGACCAACAATATTAGAAACCTTTGCATTAATTGCTGCGTAATTGTATGTTGAAACTTCATATATTTTTGAAAGATATTCTAAATTATAAGTTGGCTCGACAAGGTCAAATAAAGCATATCCGCTAATTGCTTGCTGCAAAAGGTTTTGTTGTGTTCCTGCGCCGTCGACTCCTACAAAAGCCTTTGAAAAATCACGATTAATTTTGCGCTTAAAGTTTGTGCCAAGGCCTCTAAGTTTTTTAATTTCCTCTAAGCCTATTTTAAATGGGTCTTCTGACTCTTCTGCTTTTTGAAAATGAAACCAGTCAGATGTATTTGAAATGTCAATTGTATTGGAAGAGTTGTCGTCTTCTAAAACTTCTATGTTGCGTGTCATTGTACTTTACCACCTCTTGATACGGAGTCTTTATAGATTCCTATGTCGTATGGATCTGGGGGAAGTCCCCATCTAAGTCTTTGTTCTTGCTCTTCAAGCTCTTCGTCATTGATCTTTCTTCTCCCAGAAAGAAATTTAGGCTGGCCCTCATGAATACCGTATGAGCGAACTTCTCTAGCCAAAGCATCGATTCTGGATCTATTGCCTTTGATTGATGTGATCGAAAGAAAATTGCCATCATCATCCCCAATCCATCTGCCATCAGGCATTTCCCACACATAGATTCCTAGGGTTGTCTCTTCAACAATCCTGGTATTTTTATTTAAGATATCCATAGACCACAATCATACCATTATATAAGACCAAAGTCCAGATTTGTGACAAAGAAATGCAATATTTAAAGGCTTATTGACAAAGACTCTACAGAAGTCAATGTGAAGGGGGTAAAGTTATTCCCAGTTGTTGCTTCAAGGATGGTCATACTTGTGTCGTTTACTGTATTTACAATATTTCCAGTATAGAGCAGGTAATGATTTAATACTTTGGCCTCTGATAGAGCAGATTCATATATGGCCAGGTTGTTATACATATGGCCTATGCCGTATTTTGAGTCAGACTGATTTTGATTAAATTTAAGATTTGTCGCATCAGAGGTAAAGGTGATTACAATATGATGAGGTAGGCCTATTGCTAGAAAATCAAATACATTTGTAGAAGATGTCCTATTTATACCATTTACGTATATTGATGCAATTGCTGTTTTTGATATTGCTCCTAGGGATGACCATTCGTATATCTTTGAAGATGCCGAGACTAAAACATTTTCTCCAGATTCTGGTGTGAATATCATTTCTACTGATCTTACTGGAGGTATATTGTTTAATGAGAATCCATGGCCAGCATACATCCTTAATCCATTGTTTTTATTATAAGACAAAATTCTACTGTTGCTCTTAGGCAAAGCATAATCAAAGCTTGAAGATACATAATACCCAGAGTTATCTCCATAAAAGTTTTTTGAGCTATAGAACATGATTTCTAAATTTTTTAATATAGGCTGATACTTACTTGTATCGTCTGACGACATTGTAACCCTAATGTATATAACGGTTCCTATTTTATTACTGTTTTTATTAAAGTATGGCATTGGGCTTCCATTTTTACATTCCGCCCATTCTTCTCCGCTTATTTTTACCTCTACTTTTATACCTTTTACATCATTTGACCAGTGTATTTGGCTAGTTGATATATCTAAGTAGTCTGGAACAATAAAGTAGTCCGTGAATGAATGAGTTGCGGCTACTGATATTTCTGTTTTTGGGAAATAAATATATGATCCATCATTAGACACAGATATTCCACTTCCAATAACATCAGACCAAGATTTAGAGCCTGGGTAGGAAAATTTAAATTTAGGCTTTATCGGGAAAGAGTTCATGCTAAACATGTATCCGCCATCTGCATCAACTATTTGCGAGGAGTTGATTTCCTTTATTCCTTCAGTGTAATGCTTTTTAATTTGGCTATCTGAAAGATTAAATTTATAAAAACCAACACAATCAATTACAAATTTACCATCTGCTGAGCCTGTTTTAAAATCTATATCTGAGTTAGAAAACCTGTATCCTTCTGTTGATACAGAATCTACTATGTAACCATTTACATAAAGAGAAATTGAGTCATTCTGATAAACACCAGCAACATACAATGACTCTGTGTTCGAAACTGTGTGCTGCACTTCTATAGAACCAATTCTAAAAACAATATTTCCATTTTCATAAAAAAGTCCTGTATTAATTGATGTGTCTGCAACTATTGTTATATCGTTTTCAAGTGTGGGCAAAAGACACCAAGCTTCAATTGTAAATGAGTCATCGCTGTTATATTCGTTTGCAATTCCTCTTGGTGTATAGTGAACTTCTGTGTCTGAGAGTATCTGTGTCCCTCTTATCCCGCCAGAAATTAAAGGCATTAGCTCTTTGTTTGAAGTGTTTACCGCATAGCCATCATTAACATTTCCAGAATAATCATAAACTGGAAGTCCGCTAAGGGCAGAATATGTGAGGCCACTGTCTTTTAAAGCCTGGTATGTTGCAAATTGTGAGATTATTCCAGAGTATGATCCAACGCTTCCAGATCTAACTTCATCTAATAAATAGAACGATGTTGGATGGTCATTTAAGACTACGCTTTTATATGACATCCAAGACCTACTGCTCTTCTAGTGTTTTTACTCTTGCTGTGAGTTCTTGTACCGCTTTAATTAATGGCGAAATAAACTCTTCGTATCTCAATGCCTGTTGACCCTCTGGGTCGGCGACATCCGATATCACCCATCCGCCAAAGTCTGCTACTCCAGCAGCATCTAATACTGATTTAACTTCTTGTGCAATTAAGCCATAATGCGTTCTACTTCCATCTATCTTATTATACTTAACAGGATTAAGGTTATTTATAAAATCTAAACCAAGGTCTGACGTGATTATGTTTTCTTTTGTTCTTGCATCAGATATTACTGTGGCTGCAGAATTTAAATATATATTTTTCCAGCCTCTTGTTGTGCGCTGGTCTCCAGCATTTAATGGCCCCAAGAGACCTAGTGTAAATTGATTTGTAGCTAAAGGAAACCAGTTAGAGTTAACTCCAATTGGTGAAATATCTGTCGCTGCATAATTTAATGAAATTCTTGTAGCAATAGGATCTATGTTTGCATTTGTTCCAGCTGGTCCAGCTGGTCCTGTTGCACCTGGTAAACCATCAGCTCCACGGGGAATCGTAAAGTTTAAAACTACATCGCTAGTTGTGCCAGAATTTGTTACTACAGCATTTGTGCCAGCGGCTGAAGTTGTAACTGTTGGGGCCACTGTTATTGTTGCTGCCGCATCTCCTTTAGGCCCAGATGCGCCAGTATCACCTTTGGCACCAGTTAGCCCTGTGTCTCCACGAGGAATTGTAAAGTTTATTGTTTGAGAAGGAGCGGTTCCAGTTATGGTTACCTGTGGCTGTGTGCCAGCTGCTCCTGCTGATACAGTTCCAACGCTTAACACGTTTGCTGGTCCTGGCCCGCCCAGAACGCCGTCTACTCCTCTTGGAATATTAAATGTTAGTGATTGTGAGGGCGCTGTTCCACTAATAGTTACTGAGGCGCTCTGCCCAGGATTAATAGTGTTTGTAGCAGCAACAGTTAATACGTTTGCTGGTCCTGTCGCTCCCTGTGGCCCAGGGTTTGCTGCAATGAATGCAGCTATGTCTGTTCCTAAAGCGCCCAAGTCCCTAGG